TGACAACAATGAAGATGAAGTCGGTGAAAACGAGGTAGAGGTTGAAATAGGTGACGATGTAAAATTAACAGAAGATCAGTTATTAGGAAATGCACCAATAAAGCCACCCAAGAAGGAACAAAACATGGACAAACATGAAGAAGAAAAATCAGAACAATGTGATGATAACCAAGAAGAAGATGAAGAAAATAGTCAACAATTTGAAATGCCTATATGGACACAAGATGATCAAGCTAATTATGAGAATTCATGCCCAGAAATAATAGAGAAAACACTGCAGGAATTCTTTGCAGAAGATTTTGATGAATATGCTGAAAATTATGATATGAAGAATTTACTAATAAATATGACAGATGTACAATATTATATCAATAATAATGACATGTATAAAATAGCAGAGAAGTTGAATGATGGTACAATCGCTGTAGGCTTAGTCCATGTGCCTAAATTCTTTGACACAGAAAAACATAACATATTCATGGGTAACCACAAAGAAGGGTCTGTCAAATTGCATCGAAGACTCAAGAAATCACGAGAAACATTAGAGACTGCAGGCCTTAACTTACAAGAAGCTATGGTATACCAGCAACTAAAAATGGCCACTTACCCACCAGAAATAGCAAAACTAGCAAAAGAGTTAGCTAAATTGGACAAAATATCAGACCAAAAGAACAAAAGAACCATTGATGATTATGAAATTGTTATGACTATGGAAATGGCAGGTAATGATCACGTCTACACCCATGATATACATATGTACACGATAACTAAAAACAGAATTAATTTGATACCTTACACAGAAGGGGAATACAATTTTATACTAAAGTTAATAGTAGATGACAGATATGATCTCCAAGGCACTGATTACATAAGATACCACATAATAAAAATTACACAGCCCAAGATAACTGACTTAATAGGTGAAAATATCAATGATGCCGGTTACAATTACTTTGAAATTGCTGACTTGTGTAAGAGATATAGACCTTGCCAAAAACCTAACAAGCCCATACCACCCAAAAGCCCCAAAGCAAAGAAGACATACAACGCACAGAAGGCAAAAGAAGAGTACGACCAAGCACTCAAAGAGTATAAAGAACAAGCCAAAATTATGAGAGAAGTTATTAACGAGTATACACAAAAATACAATCCTAACACAATTCAATTTACAGAAGATATAGTTGCAAAAGAGAAAACTAATGAAAACAAACCAACAAACATAGGCTCAGTTATTCAACGTGATAACACACTAGTTTTTGTAAAAAGAGAGACCGGGCGAATAATAAATTATTATAAAAAGCAAAAACTGGATATTGAGAAAATAATTGAACAACAAGAGGGAGTGCAATATGATAGGCAATTATTAAGTAAAATTATCACAAAAATGTTAATATTACCATCTTTAGATGCAGCAGGTTTCAAAGGCATTATAACTTACATAAATAGGGAGAAACCTGATCTTGACATGATAGATCACGTACTACCAATATTAACATTTGCAATACAAAAACTAGCAACCATGGAAACTGGTGTTTTATTCTTAACAAAATCAAAAATTACACTCAACATAAATGACATGAAATCAGGCAAATATGATACCATGCCACAGAATTTATATGATGCTTTTACACATGGTCGGCTGACGGAATACATAGGATATGCAATAAGAGAGGCTTTCTCACTTAATACCACCAACACCCAATCTCCTTTGGAATTGGGTTTCTAAACACCGTCAATAATGCCTCTCATGAGTCTCGCCAACTCATTGAAGCAACATACTATTCGGCGAATATAGAGAAACATGCAGAAGAAAATATTATGCAAGGCACTCATGCATTTGTTGATTCTTCCCAATTAAACGATATTACATTAGGAAGCATGACAAAATATTTAAGCCAGTATAGGGACCTACGTAATCATGTACCACTCACCAAAAAGCTCCGAAACAAATTCCGAACAACACAAGAAATTTTAGAAAATGATTACAATATAAAGATAGGTGGAGAGAATAAACCATTACCCCGTGCTATGATCAACATAAAAGATGCTGCTCTAAAGCAGATAGCTATTAATAAGAATCCAGACCATTATGCAAAAATTAAGAATATGAACACGTACAATGACACTTTAGACAATATTAGAGTGAGTGACGTACCATGCCCACATACCATAGATCCAATAACTATGGAGCACAGCAATAAGAAGATATTATTTGAAAAGATACTCAATACTGGAGAAACCAAGTGTGAAGCAATGGGATGGGGTAACTGCCATCATACAATATTTGCAGCAGCTAAGAGACAATTACGATCAGCACCAATGCCTAGTAGAGAGATGGCAGCTGACTTTCTCCAGTTCTCAAAGAAATTCATAGATAAGTATATAGGACCAGAATTGACACATTTTGGATATAGCTACGCAGATTGGTTCAATCACCTACCAAAACGAAAACAAGATAATATGATAAGAATACAAAAAGCTTTAAACCAGATACACACATTAGATATAACAACTAGAGAATTGTTAGAATTATTTGCAATGCACTATCAGGCAATATGCAAAGTCGAGATACAAGAACTAGATGGTAAACCACGTATGGTATGCTCAATACCTGATTTAATAAAGTACGTTATGGGACCTATAACATGGCATTTGGAGGAACTATTGGCAGATAAATTCCCAGGATATTGTGGAGGCAAAAATTTAACAGAAATGGAGGATGAGATCAATGAACTAATAGACAAAGGTTTTGATAAAGTAGTAGAAGGAGATGGATCTGCATTTGACAATACCCAAGATATATCATTGAAGTACGTGGATCACTATCTATATGAGAGAGTAGCACATTCTGTTTACCATGTACCACAATGGATATTCAATATGATCTCACACTTGTATTACAAGATAATGGATGTAAACGTAATAGAAAACAAGAAAGTTAGAACAATAATGACGTATCATGTATTAGGAACAGTGTTCTCAGGAGACTGTGATACTACATTAGCCAACACACTGCGTATGGCACTTTATAATCACTACACATGTTACAAATCTGGTATGAAATTGTATGAACACTACTACTTATTCTCAAAAGGTGATGATTTTTCAGTACTTTTCAGGTCCAATATACCAGATAATATAATACAAAATGCTTATGAGCAAACTTTCCTGCATAAATACAAACCAACCCCAGAACAACCTACAGATAAGAGAAGTGAGAAGTTAGGGCAAATATGTAAATTCCTTGAAATAGGTCGCCCAGATTCCTTTAAGTTTTGCTCATTACGTTCATGGTACAAGGACAATTTAGGTCATATAACATTAACTCGAAATCCAGCTAAATTGTTCACACTCGCACAATATTCTAGGAAAACAAAAACAATGACGGTAGAACAGCGATATAACTACTTGCTAGACCAAGCACAAGCTTTAACTGCCAGTTATAAAGGAATAAGAATATTTGACACAATGGCAGTCATATATCAGCAGCAAGCATATAAAATTAAACAACAACATGACACACCTTTGAAAAGGAGAACAGTACAAGGGGACAAGCGTATAAATATACTACAAAATGTACCTGATATCAATGACACCAATATAGAACAATTTTATACTATTAAACATCGAAGGAAACAAACAAAAATACAAGAAGATTACTGGGAGACAATGAAATACATTGAAAATCAAACCACAAGATACCTTACACCAGAAGAATCAACAATAGTTAACGCACAAATAGAAGCAGAATTTAATAGTCTTGAACTACACGCATTATTGACGGTTAATTAACACATGCAAGCAACCAACAAAAAGTCAGTTAAAGTTAAGAAGGCAAGGAAACCACGAGTTAAAGGAAGACGACTACCTAATAACAGAAAAAGAAGAACAAATGTAATACGAGGACGCAAAATAGCAGCAGCTTCAGCCAACAACTTCAGAAAAAGATTTACTATGTTACGACAAAATGGAAACTCAGTACGTGTTACAGGCCGAGACCTAATATATTCAATACCTGATGATCTCACATCACCCATACAAAATACCAATGTCATAACTGTAATACCTGCTAACCCAGCATACTGGACAGGAACACGTATAGCAGCACTAGCATCAGGTTATCAAAACTACAGGCCAATAATATTCAAAATCACATACATCCCAATGTGTGCAGTAACACAACAAGGTAATGTTATAGGGGGAACAATATGGGACGATGGAATAGACAACAATAATTTACAACAATCACTCAGAACATCTAACGGAGGATTTATGACTCAATGCTACGTACCGCACACTACTAGGATACGACCCAAATCAAACTTACAATTCAATTTGTATAGAATGGGAGGAGAGTTCTCAACTACATCAAACCCTTTTGTATTTGTAGCACTAGCTATAGGATGCAAAAACACTGCAAATCAAAGAATCATACCTGGATACTTTTATGTAACCTGGTCTTTTGAGCTTAAGAATCCAATAGGAAGTATAAACACATACAATAACACAGGACTCACAACATACGACCAGTTACAACTAAACATGAACAATACTATTATAAACATAAACCCCCAGGCTGAAGTGCCTTTTGGTGCTTATATTGATATAGAAATTGGTGAGAATGATCAACCAATAGCCATGTATAATGGAACACCAATAGAAATAGACAAAAACACACCAATTTGGGGATTTACATCTGTAACAAAATCCTCAAACACAAAATCAGTAACAAAAATTCAAATAACATATGACGGAGTGACAACTAGCACCATTAGATTAGGGTATGAAGGCTACAAAGGATACATTGAGACACATGATGATTATTATGACATATACATTCCAAAGAACCCACCACAAAATACCATAAACTGGAGAAGAACACAGGAAGACACAATACTATTACTTAGCAACATAAATCAAAACTTTGGAACATTAATGACAGATGAAGTAATCAGATTTAAGACATATAACTCAGACTCACTAGTTACAGAAACCGATCAGACATTTATGCATTACCGAGCAAACAAAACTGAATATATAGTTTCTATCAGTAATAATAAAACTAATCAAAACAATCAAGAAAAACCAAAAATTAGACTCCTTAACAAGAAGGTAGTACTTCCAATAGCTCAAGAACAAATTGAAGAACAAGACGAGGACTTAGACATACAACCACAAGCGATACAAGGACTACAACACTCTAGATCAACCAAAAATAAGATAACCAAAAACTTCTAAAAACACAATATAATACTCTTGACTTAGGCCTACACTAACCATGTTACTCTGTTGCATAAGTGCCAGAGAATTAGGCGCTATAAATAACTATTAATTTAAAGAGACGGCACAGCTAGTTACCGGCTGCGACACGCCCTATTTATAAGGTAACAAATAAAACAACTTAATATTAACAAGACCTAGTTTGCCACACCTCTGTGCAACACAGATAACATGTCTTAGGAAGATTGGATACAAATACATCAAAAGTGTGTACTTTACTTTCACCATATACAAAAGCGGGCTCGCCCCACCACTTGGCC